CGCCTGCGCCTCCTCGGTGCCGACCGCTCACCGGCCCGCATCGCCTCCACCGCCACGCTTCAGGTCACCATCGACCGCAAGGACCTGCACGACCTCGCCCTACGGGTCACAGGAGCGCTGCAGGGCGTCCCTAACGGCGTCTTCATGCTTGACGCAAGGGAAGACACAGCCGGGATTCCGAAGGTCACAGAAGTGAACTGTGGCCGCTTCGGTACGACCTCGCTGCATTGGCATCACGCCGGCTGCAGCCTCGTCGGCGCCTACATTCACGCCGGACTCGGCCGCGAGCAGGAGCTCGGGCAAAAGTGCAAGCCCGAGGTGGCCTGGGTGCGTGAGATGGACGCCGGAGCCATGAAGGTGACGCTGTGAAGGTTGTCGGGCTGTGCTCGTTCTATGACGAGTCACCGACCTGGCTTGCCGCTCACCCGGCCGCCTGCTCACGCCTCGTTGACCACATGGTCTACGTCGACGGCGCCTACTTCCTTTATGACAAGGACGGGCGCTCGAGCGGCGTAGAGGCTCACGATGCGATCGCCACCGGCTGCGAGGCAGCGGGCATCGGCCACACGCTCTTTGTGCCCGATACGCCTTGGATGGGCAACGAGGTTGAGAAACGCTCGTTCATGTTCCAGCTCGCCGAGCAGATGACTACCGAGGAGGACTGGTACGTCGTCATCGACGCCGACACCTTCCTGGTCAACGGCGACTGCACACGGGCCCGCAACGAGATGCAGTCCGGCGAATACGAGGCCTACAACGTCCACCTAGTCGAGCGCTGGGACTGGAACAAGGGCGAGGACGGCGAGCCGATCGTCCCGACCGGAAACCCTGGCGCCCCGAACAAGTCCAGCAGCCCGCTGACGTGCGTGTTTAAGGCGCTGCGCGGCCTGCGCGTCTTCGGTGCTCACTACCTCTTTGCCGTGCAGGACCCTGACTGGAAATGGGGCCTGAAGGCGCTGTGGGGCCCGTCGACCGAGTACGACGTCGTGCCGCACGGCCAGCTCAACCTTGACTTTGAGCACCGCAACAAGCTGCGCACCTTTGACCGCGCTCAAGCTGCCCGCGACTACTACCGCGTGCGCGACGAGGCCAAGGTCGAGCGCACGCAACGCAACTTCATCGAAACCGTAGACGGCGACATCGCCGAGCTCTAGGAGATACCTCTTGCCCGTATGGCTTATGAAGCTGACGTGGAAGGTGCGCGGAAAGCGCGCCGCCCGTCTGCATCTCACAGACGGCCCTAGCGTCGAAGGCATCCTCGCCGGCCGGTGGGGAGGCCACTACATCATGCTCACGCCTTCCATCGTGGAAGAGGAGAGCGTCGAGGCTACGGGGCACTTTGAGGTCCCGGCCGAGCGCGTCATCTTCGTGCAGGTGCTCTCGTGAGAGTCGCAACCGTCGGCGGTGACGTGAACCTGCGCGCCCGCGCTTTCGGTACGGCCGGGACCAGCTTCCCGATGCCTACCGACAACGCGCTGACCACGAACACGCCGAGCTCCTCGGTCTCGGTGCCCGCTGTTATGGCATCCATTCGCCTTATCAGCGACTCCATCAGCGCAATGCCGTGCAAGGTCTACCGCAAGCTCGAGGACGGCACGCCGGAGGTCGACTACAACGCACCGCAGTTTGACCTCCTGCACCGCGCACCGAACGCCTCTCAGAGCCCGTTTGAGTTCTGGCAGGACGTCACCTGCTCCATCGAAGCGTTCGGCAACGCCTACATCCTCAAGACGCAGTCCAGGGGAGCGGTCAGGGAGCTGCGCGTCATTCGCGCCGACCGCGTCCGAGTGCTCAACGAGGACAGCTACGAGCCGACCTACGAGATACGCGACGGCGACGACGTTGCCGAGCTGACCAGCAAAGAGGTCCTGCACATTCGCGGCATCGCACCGTTCGGCGGTGCCGTTGGCCTCTCACCGCTTGAGGCGCACCGTCAGGTGCTTGCCAACGCGCAGCAGGTCAACCGCTTTCAGGGCGCCTTCTTCCAGAACGACGCCGCACCCGGCGCGGTCATCCGCCTGCCGCAGCAGGTCAACGCCGAGCAGGCCAAGGAGATCGCCGACCTGTGGAACAGCGCTCACGCCGGAGCGGCAAGGGCCCGGCGCACCGCCGTGCTCGGTGGGGGAGCCGAGCTGACGGTGATGCCGATAAACATGCAGGACCTGGCGATGGTCGACCAGATGAAGCTCTCGGTCGAGGACATCGCCCGCATCTTCGGCCTTCCGGCGCAGCTCATTACCGGCGAGGCGATCGGTGACACGCAGCAAGTCACCGAGCAGTTCCTGAAGTTCTGCCTGGCGCCCCGCATGAGGCGCATCGAAAGCGCCCTGCGCGCCGACCAGCAGCTCTTTCCGCCGCAAGACAACCTTTACCCGGAGTTCAAGGCCGACTCGCTCCTGCGCCCGTCAACCCGCGAGCGCTACGAGGCCATGCTCAAGGCCCGGCAGGCCGGATGGCTTACCGCCAACGAGATTCGCGCCCTGGAGAACTACCCGGCCGTCGAAGGCGGCGATGACCTCCAGATGACGCCCGTTGGCGGCGCTCCGAACCTGACTCAATCAACCGACCCTTTGGAATAAATGCCCTGGCACATTGAAGACGACAACGCAGACTGCGAAGGCTTCGCGGTTGTGAAGGATGACTCCGGCGAGGTTGTCGGCTGTCACATGACCAACGCGGAGGCTGCCAAGCAGCTTGCCGCTCTCTACATCGCCGAAGAAGAAGCGCTGGACGATGCTGAGGACCAGCTTGAGGAGGAGGACCCGCTCGCAAGCCGGTGGATTACCACGACGCCGGTCAAGCTTGAGGTCCGCGAGAGCGGCGCCAGCCCGGACGAGCTGACCGTTCGCGGCCACGCCGCCGTCTTCAACAACCTCTCGCACGACCTCGGCGGCTTTCGGGAGAAGATCGCTCCCGGCGCCTTTGCCGACGTTCTGCGCGAGCAGCCCGACGTTCACCTCGTCATCGGCCACGACATGACCATGCCGCTGGCTCGCACCGCCAACGGCACCCTTGAGCTGGTTGAGGATGAGCAGGGCCTTCGTATTTGGGCTCGCATCAACACGCAGCTGTCCTACGCCAAGGACCTAGCTGAGCAGCTGCGCACGGGTCTGGTCGACCAGATGAGCTTTGCCTTCACTACCGCCGAGAACGGCGACGAGTGGGTCAAGGACGAGGAGACCGGCGGCATCATGCGCACCGTTCGCAAGGTCTCCGGCCTCTACGACGTCTCGGTAGTCGCGCAGGGCGCCTACCCGCAGACCAACGTGGCGCTGATTCGCTCGGCGCTGCGCCAACACAATCTTCTGGACAGCTCGCAGGCTGAGGACTCGCCTGGGGCTCTAACCGTCGCGCCTGAACAGGCGGGCGGCGCCGTCGCTTCGGATGAGGGCGGCGAGCAGACGAAGTCCAAGCGTCTGCAAGTCATGCGCAACACCGCGCGCATGGCTCTTCACAACCACCAAAGCAAGGAGAAGTGAACGGTATGAGCCGTATCACCGAACTGCGCGAGGCTTACAACGCCGCTGCGCAGACCCTTCACTCCGCTGCTGACGCCATCGAGCACGCCGACGAGTCGGCCGACCTCGACGCCCTGCAGTCGGAGTTCGACTCGGCCAACGATGCCGCCGAGCGCGCCCGCAAGGAGCTGGAGCGCATGGAGGCCGTCGTAGAGGCCCGCGAGTCGATGCCGGTGCGCCCGGTCGAGGAGACCGAGTCGCCCCGCGTGGAGGTCGTGAGCAACGAGGCCGTGTACCGCAAGGACACGCCGCAGCGCTCCTACTTCCGCGACCTGTACCTGGCGAAGACCCGTGGCGACAGCGATGCCGCCGAGCGTCTGTCCCAGCACTCGCTGCACATCGCAACCAGCGAGGCCCGCGACAACAACACCACCGACACTTCCGGTGGAGAGTTCGTGCCGCCCCTGTGGCTAGTCCAGGACTACGTCGCCAAGGCCCGCGCCGGTCGCGTCACTGCTGACCTGTGCCAGAAGTTCCCGCTGCCGGCGGGCACCGACTCGATCAGCGTCCCCGCCATCACGACGGGTACGTCGGTCGCCGCTCAGGCCACGCAGAACACCGCCGTCTCGGAGACCGACCTGGTCACCGCTGCGGTCACCGCTCCCGTCCGTACCTACGGCGGAATCAGCGACTGCTCCGTGCAGCTCGTTGAGCAGAGCCCGATCGCCTTCGACCAGGTGATCTTCTCCGACCTCGCCGCCGCTCACGCCAAGGCGATCGACGAGGGCATCATCAGCGGCTCCGGTTCGTCCGGTACGCACGAGGGCATCCTCAACGCCGACACCGTCAACGCCGTGACGTACACCGCCACGACGCCGACCGCTGCCGGCCTGTTCCCGAAGCTGGCAGACGCAATTCAGCAGATCAACAGCGAGAGGTTCGCTCCGCCGAACGCAATCGTCTGTCATCCCCGTCGTTGGGGATTCCTGCTTGCGTCTCTTGACTCGAGCAACCGCCCGCTGGTCGTTCCGAACAGCTCGGTCCCGCAGAACGCTGTCGCCACCTTCGGCGACGTGGCTGCGGAGGCGTTCGCCGGCACCCTCATGGGTCTGCCGGTCTACCTCGACGCCAACATCCCGACCAACCTTGGTTCGGGCACCAACGAGGACCGCATCATCGTCGGCAAGTTCGACGACGCTTTCCTCTACGAGGGCGCTCCGAAGGCGGAAGTCTTCCGCGAGACCCTCTCGGCGGAGCTCACCGTGCGCTTCCGTCTCTACAACTTCTCGGCTTTCACCGCCGAGAGGTACGCCGGCGACAACTTCGCTG